TGCGGAGGTGGTCTACCCGGTGAGGGGGCGGATATATTACTTGTTGATGACCTGGTATCCTCCCGAAAACAGATGGAGTCGCAAGCTATTCGTGATGACCAATGGGACTGGTTCGAGTCTGCTCTCTGTAGGCTACATCCCCCGGGTAGAGTCATTGTTATCTCAACTAGATGGCACCATGACGATGTTATAGGTAGGCTCCAACGAAAACAAAGGGAGGGGGAGTTACTCGAGCCTTGGACATTCGTTAACCTCCAAGCCTTGGCGGAGGACCAGGACCCCCTCGGGCGTCGATTGGGCGAGCCCCTGTGGCCCGAGAAAGGCTACACCCGCGACTGGCTGCTCAAGCAGGCCAACGCCATTGGCGGGCTCGGCGGGGCCATGTGGGAGAGCAACTACCAGGGGCGCCCGTCCCCCCTCGGTGGCTCGGTATTCCGCAAGGACTGGTTCCATTACTATAATCGCGGGCATACGGCAGAGACTAAGAACATGATCGAGATACCGGGTCGCGGTGTCGAGGACATGTCCTATATACAGAGATTTATAACGGTTGACTTGGCTGCAACCAAGAAGACTAGCGCCGACTATACGGTTATAGCTACTTGGCTATGGCACCCTCGTTGGCATTTACTTATACTGCTAGACCTGGTTCGCTCTCGCATGGGCGGGCACGAGGTAACGCCGGCTCTAATGGCTGCTAGGCAGAAGTGCCTATTAGTGGACCCTAACAGTCCGACCGGCTACCGTAACATGCTTACGGCTATATACGTTGAGCGAGTTGGGCCACTGCTAGAGGAGAAGCTAGGCGATGTAATGAAAAACGCCGCTGCGGCTGGTCTCCCGGTATTTGAGACAATACCGAGCGGGGATAAGGAAGCCAGGGCCAGAGCGGCCTCGGATAGTTTTAAGAATAATCAAGTGTGGTTCCCGCAGCACAAGGGTAACCAGTTTATGAATATAATGGAAAGTGAGATGCTGGAGTTCCCGGAAGGGCGTTACGATGACCAGGTAGACGTGGTGTCGCAGGCTGTGGGGCTGTTTCGAGATTTCGAGATTCAGAACATACCTAGAACGCCCGGGATGCAAACATCCGCTAGAACCGTGCAACAGGTCAGGCGGCGGGTTGTGCGCTCGGGCGGGAAGATAAGGGCTCATAGGTGAGGACTACTAATGCAAAGCGGCCCAATCCGGGGGGGGGATCAGGGCCGCTAGATTGAATATCAATAGTGGGAGTCTAGCGCGGCCTAGGGGTGCTGTCAACCGAGCGCCTCTCGCGCATGGCGAATTCGGCGGTGTCTTTATTCCAGCGCACCACGATAACCTTGTCTTCATACTCTTTTATAGGCCCTAGCCTCTTGAGACCATCCACTCCGTCAGACGAGAAGTCGTTGACGACTACCATCGCCGTCCATAAAGCAGCTGTGCCCTGTTTCTTGGCTACGACAAAAGAAAGCAGCAACATGCCTATATCCTGGCTGGCAACGAAACTTCCAGGCGAAGCCAGGAGCGCCGACAAGATGACTGAGTCTATTTCGTGCTGAGTTAGGACACCCTCGACTGCGAGCATAAATAGGCTTAATATAGCATCGTCGGTCTCGGCTTTCTTCTTGCTGGTCATGTCGGGAAGTCCATTGCAGGGCCTCTTGCAAGCCCTCGCGTTCCTGTCGGATGCCGCTCCGCGCTTGCGGCGGGCCTGAGGAATTCCGACGCCTTGGCGTAGGCGTATTCGATTTTCCCGCTCAGGGTGAAGCTGAAAGCTTCCTCCTCGGCCGAAAGCTCCTCATCCTTCAGGACTTTTCGGATTATATTAAGTTCTTTCTCAGAGACATCTAAGGAAAAGGCATGCTGACGTGTGAGTCTCATTCTATGTCCTAACTGGGCCGAAGGTCACAGCCTTAGGTTTGAGTGCAAAAAGATTATTGCCATTAGCCGGGTGTGCTGTTACATGCGGACGGTAACCGGCCTTAGCGATGACTATATCATAGCAGCCGTCCGAGCAACACCAATAGATACGTGATACGCCAGCATACTTGTGGAGGCAATGCTTACGTAAACCTTGTTTGGTTTCTATGCCGGCATGTCCGCCGTCGAGATGGTCGAGCGAGTCTGGATGCAGGAATTCTTTTTCATTCTGTGGTGTAATGAGATGTGCTCTAGGTCGTGCTAGCAGTAGGGTGCTGCCGGGGTGGCGTAGCTCTTTTACTTCATAGCCAGGGTCAGCTACCACGTATATATTATAGTTATTAGGTGAACAGCACCAATAGATACGCGAGACGCCTGCGTAGTGGTGTAAGCAAAGTTGTTGCGGTGTAAGCTCTGCTAGAGGGCGCGGCTCTATCATCTATATCCTCGTTCCTATAATAATAAATGTGTTACTACATTTACGACAGACTCGCCCCTGTTTTGGCCCACGCGCCCATATACGAGTAGTGGAAGGGTCATTACAGTAAGGGCAGCGAGCCTTAGTAGGGAAAGCGTATATAAGCGCGTCTGGACAGGACAAGACACCCTCTGCCCCTAATACGGGACATGCAGTATCGCAGGAGCGAGGCTCGGGTGCAAGGCTATGTCCGGTGACCTGTGGCCGGACCGTCAGCTACCCCGTGGACGTATAGCAACTGGAATCAGCAGGCTCTCTTTCCCGACGGATCGACGGCGCGTCTGGCGCAGCTCGACCTACACATCACCGAGGTGAGCAACGCTATCTCTTGTGGTGGGTATTCGATTAGAGGCCGCAGTGTCACGGTGCAGGATCTCCAGCACTACCTCAACACGTTGCAGCGTGCTCGGGTAGTCGAGGCCGATCGGACAGGCTTAGCCACCGGGCAACGCCTCGGGTTTACCCGGGGCAGGGCTAGGTATTGGTGAGCCAAAGGGCCAAAATACCGCCTTCTTTGGCACTCCCGCACGGGGATCCGATTCCGGCAGAATTGCAGGAGTCGCGCGCATTTGCTCGTGCTAGGCGGAAGCGTGGAGATCCGCCCCGTGTAGACGTTTTTAATCAAGGGAAAGGCGCTTACACGGCGCTTGGCTATGTAACTACCGGCTATCGTTCGGCGCGCGAGGCTGAAAGAGAAGGGCGTTCTCCGAGCCGGACGGGGGCGGTAGTCCACGAGCGAATTGACCGACTCAAGCTGCAATACCAATCGCGCGACTTTATTCGCAATAACGGGCTGTATGGTGGGATTATTACCAGGACGCGTAACTATATTGTTGGGGAGGGATATAAGCTCAACTGTAAATCAAAGAGCGAGACATGGAACAGGAAGGTTGAGAAAGCCTGGGAAGAATGGTGGACTAACGGAACACCCGAGATAAAGCAAACGCTTAATGGCGTGCTTTGTGAGAAGCTTATACTAGATGAGATTCTTACGTGCGGCGACACAGGTGTAGTTTTAACTGATGTCAAGCACGAGGATAACGATCAGGTTCAGATAGTAGAAGCAGAACAAATAATCGGTCACGACTGGCTTAAACAAGGTATAGATAAAGACAGCCTAATGCGTCCGGTTAAGTATTGGGTGAGTCCTTATGATCCTTATTCTGGCGTGCCTATCCGAAGCGAGTGTAAGGGTTATACACCTGACACGTTCCTTCATATATGCGCTCTAGCCAGGGCTAGTAGCTATCGTCCGGTGCCGCCGTTCCAGGCCGGCTTCCCGATGATGCACCGCATAAACGATATATGTGATGCCGAATCACTAGCTCGTCAGATGCAGGCTCGTGTTGCAATGACGAGTAATCGAATAAGTGGCCTCCCTGTCCCTAGTTCGGATTCCGGTTCACCTATTATAGACACTGGGGAACAGAACGAGGACTATGGCGATGCTACACAAGGATACGTAACAGAACTAGATACAGCCTTAATCTTCCACGGGCAACCGGGTGATAGATTAGAGGGTTTAGACAGGACTGCCCCAGGTGGAGATTTCCCAGACACCATACGAATGTTTTTGCGTCTCCTTGGGTTACCCATGGGGCTCCCACTCGAGCTTATATTGCTGGATTGGACGGGCGGAAACTATAGTCAGTCCAAAGCAGTGCTCGAGCAAGCTTATCAGACATTCCTTGAGTGGCAACAGCTACTCGAATACCGTTTTTACCGACGCCTTTTCATCTGGTGGCTCAAGGGCATGATCCAGCGTGGTCGGATACGTAATCGCTCTGACGCGTTTGAACATAACTGGATCAAGAATACGTTCCCGTGGCTGGATCAACTGCAAGAAGCCGAGGCTCAAGGAATTAAAGTTGATCGTGGGTTCGGGACATATGGCGATGTGCTGCGTTCACTCAATAAGGATGAACGAGTTAGAGACGCACGCGCCGATGAGATTGAGTGGGCGATTAAAGAGGCTAAGAAGCGCGACGAACGCAACGGCTGGGAGCCCGGCACGATGCCTTGGGAGCCGTTGTGCGGAATGGCGCCTCCGAAACGTGCGACGGAGACTATCAACCCGAAGGACGCTAAAACAGACGGCAAGGGCCAGACGACCAAGCCAGGTCAGAAGAAAGACGAGTCGCCAGCTAAGAAGATAAATAAGCCTGATAGCCCACGTGAGAGTATGCCGGTAAATGGGGTGATCCATGCTACTGCGTAATAATTTGCCAGATATATTGAGCGGTGCATGGATGATGGAGCCCAAGGCTTTTAGTGCGTTTGTGCGACAAACAGATAAGTTGATGAAAGCGTGGATGAAGGCCGGTGCACCTACTACCTTGGCAACGTCCGATAACCGTAAAAGTGCTCCCCCTTCGCGATACACTGACGATTATACTAGCCACGATTCTGGCTGGTATGAGAAGCAGGGGCGCACGGCGATAATTCGTTGTGAAGGCACACTAATGCGTAATGTGCCTTGGATATATCAATATTTTGGGGTTAGCTGCACGTCGAGTAAATACTTGACGAAGGCGTTTCAGGTAGCAGCCGACGACGAAGATATAGACGACATTATGATGGCGACTGATTCACCTGGCGGGGAGGCTAGTGGCATATCGGAGGCTGCGGCTGCGATCAAGGCCGCTAGCAGGAAAAAGGACGTTCACGCATCCATATCCGGCATGGCTGCTAGTGGTGCATATTGGCTCGCCTCTCAGGCCGATAATATAACCGCCGAAGAAGATGCGATGGTCGGTTGCATTGGCGCCTACGTGACCATGACCGATTCCAGTGAAGCAGCTAAGCAGAGTGGAATCAAGGTGCATGTAATTCGCTCTGGTGCTCACAAGGGTGCCGGTGAGCCCGGCACTGAAATAACACAAGAGCAGCTAGGCCCTATGCAGGAAATGGTAGATGGCTTAGCTAAGATGTTTTGTAAGTCGGTTGCGAAGGGTCGTAAGAAGACTCAAGAGGAAATAAGCGCGCTTGCAACAGGGCAAGCATGGCTAGCAGGCCCAGCCAAGGAGAAGGGCTTGATTGACGAGATAGAGCCCGCGTCAAGCGTGCTCGGTCGTCTGAGTGGAGGTGCACAAATGGCAAAGAAGACGAACGAGCCGCAGGCAGCGGCAAGTCCGCCCGAGGTTACCGATCCGGTGATTCTCGAGCGGGAGCGGATCAAGAGCATCCGGGCGGCGTTCCCGGGCTCGCCGGATTTCGCTCTCGAGCACATCGAAGCGGGGTCGTCCTTGGTGGACGCCCAGGTCGCTTTCGGAGACGTGCTGCGGGAGCAGCTCGCGGCTTCGCAGGCGGAGACGGCGGCGCTCAAGGCTGTAAAGCCACCGATGGCTCGTCCGGCGCAGCCTGTGCCTTCCCGCGCAGCCGCAAGCCCTCTCCCTGCGGCGCGGGGGCGGGAGGAAGGCGAGTTCCCTGCCGATGAGGGTGATTTCAACCCGAAGACGTTCTTTGCCGACTTCGCAAGTCAGGCACGAGTCTATGCGAAGGAGCACGGGATAAGCTACGTCGCGGCTGCTAAGAAGATCGCCGCACAGAATCCTGAACAGTTTCGCACTAATAAGCTGTTTGTGCAGGAGAACGTAAGAGTTAAGTCGCAGGGCACGCCGCGTATGCTGCGGGCGCCGAAGTAGTAGGCAAGAAGGAGAAAGGAGTAAAGCATGTCTCAGATTAATAACGGACTAAAGGCTTTTAAGACCGGCGCAGGCATTAGCACGCCTTTACCTGCCTATACGCGGGTGAAACAGGTAGCAGCGGCAGATGCCAACGGATTCACCGGCACTGTGTTGCTGGCGCAGCAGATGGATACCGAGGTAGGTGTTACTGAGTCTGCGGTGCAGCAGGCTGGTAACCACGTTACCGTCCGTATGACTAACTTCCCGGGCACGCGCAAGATATTCT